TGTATTATCAAAATAATGTCGCTCTCTTATCCTTAAATCTTTTATCTCGCTACATTCAAATTGCTCTAAAATATTAACTTCATAATTCCCCCTATTAATAATTTGCATTGAGCTACAATTTTGTCTCTGTATGTGAATGCGCATTCTATCTTTCATACTTTTTATAGTTGACCCTATATAGACCTCGTTGGTTTCGTTGCATCTAATTTCATATATAATTCCTTTCATTCAAATTATATATGTAGTTGGCTTTAATATTATTCATTAATTGTTAATTCATTGAAGTTCTTAAACATACGATTTGTGCGCAGGTCAAGGTCCAGATGCTGATAGGGTTCATTAAAACAATAATCGTATAAAGCGCGCTGCTTGTCCTTATCTATTCCAAACACTTCGCTCGCGATTGATGCCCATTCAGTGTTATTCTTGGGCTTGAATATGGTGCAGTAATTCATCTGCTTGCGCAAAATTTTCGGGAACATGAAATATGATTGTAGTGTAAATATCCATGAGCAGTTAAGGTGTCGCGTTTTTAATATCATCTTGTTCAGGCACTTGGTGAGGTGCTTGTCCTTTAATGGACCGGCAAAGTCGTCTATAGTGATGAGCGAGTTTTCCATCGCGCAATCCAGATTGATGCAGTCCTCCTTGATAGCGAGCAGCTCGTCCTCTATGTCCTCCAGGTCCTCACATTCCAAGTCATGGTATACTCGGTTATGTTTCTCAAACGGATGTTTATGCACACTCAAAAAACTTGTGAGTGGAGTAAAAAGGAAGATATTATCAAACTTGCCTCGGTAGTATTCGTTACTTTTAAACATGGATAGCAACAGGGAGGACTTGCCCGAGCCGCCTGAACCGCACAGGCAATATACAAATCCGTTCGCGCTTGGGATGTTACGATTGACGCCTTCTAAATATACGTCCATCTTTTCCTTAACTGGTGCCATCTTTTTTAATCCACTGTCTTTTTCGGTGATGCTGGTCATATATATAACCTGTGTTAAAAAATCCAGCAGGTGATCGGCAGAACTACAGTGGATTTATGCGAGAGTTAATCCTAACTGAGCAGATACAAACTTCAGCACATAACTATCATCCGCACCCCACTTTAAATAGTCCTGTCCTTCCAGGGTCACATATTTATTTGCAAAACAACAATCGTTTGCATCATAAAGAGACACTCTAAATGTCGCGCTCACGGATAGCTCCATTTTGGCAATATCCAGAGAAAAACGAACGGCGGTTCTTGTGATGACTTCGTTAAAGGGAACAATAGCAGACATATAATATATCTTAACATTATTTTTTATTAATTTATGCCTGATTAATAGACAACCAATTTGCACCATCACAAATTAAAGTTACTTGAAATACTGTTGTAGCGATTGCTATTGTTGCTGCTGGGGTGATACTATTAATAGGAATAAATGGAGTTCCAGCTCCTGCCGCCAAAGTAACGATATTAGTTACATTTGTTTTTCTTTTAAAGGTAACTGTTGCTCCCAAATATGCCGCAAGAGTTGGAACAGGTAATGTAATAGTGTATGCGGTTCCTGAAGTGAAAGTATATAATTGTGCGAGAGTTGTGCCTGCCGTAGGTAAAGTAACAGCAGCAGCAATAGCAGCTCTAATTTTGTAATTAAGTTGTCCCTGTATAAACATAGTTTCTGTCCCTGTTCCTATTGCGATTTGGTTTGAACTACCAGCAGTAGGCACAGATGAACCACTACCAATGCAAATGTTATAATTGCCTGTTATATTATCCCCTGCTTCAATTCCCATAATTGTGTTGTTTATACCTGTAATCAACCCACTTCCAGCCCCAAAACCGACTATTGTATTTGCTGCTCCAGTTGTAATAGCGTCTCCTGCAACTGTTCCTATTAAAGTCTTTTGCGTGGCCGTTGTAATCATAGCATCTCCAGCCCCAAAACCAACGGCTACATTATTATTTCCAGTCCCTGATGTTTGATTACCTGAACCTACTCCTACGAATGTATTTTGAACCCCTGTGCTCATTCCTCGTCCTGCGTCTTTACCAATGCATACATTAGAGCTTCCTGAGCTTGTAATTGACCTACCTGCGGAATATCCTACCAGGGTATTGTTTGCTGCATTGACTGATAAATTATTACCGGCATCACCTCCAAGCACCGTGTTGCCACCAGTTCCAAAAACAATAGTTCTTGCGTTGGTTAATCCACAGACTAAATTGGTTAGATTGCTTCCAGCACCTGAACCCAAGTTAACAACATTTCCTGACCCAAGTGTAATGTTATTTTGTCTAAAATTAACAGCTTGAAAAAAAGTTGCGGTATTATTTACATGCAATGGAACATTTGCATCCATTTCAGTTGCATCAATGCTTAACGGCATAATTTGGTTTCCTGCACTGGTTGTTAAAAATTGAAATCTACCAAAATTATTGAAATTAATCGTTCCGCTTGCGACCGCTGCAGATAAGGTAAGGTTTGTTGTTATCGTAGAAAAATTATGAGCCACTTTATTTAATGTTGTGTTTAACGCGTTTTGATTGATAGAATAATTATCTATTCCAGCAGCTGTGCCTGTAACATACGTCCCATTTGAAAAATTGGTCCCGAGATTTGAAGTTATAAACATTCCTGGGGTTAATGTAATGCCAATGCAGTTAATGGTAGCAGCTGGAAGACCAATCGTAGAAATCTGGATGCTGACATTAAACGCATGAGCAGATACAAAATAAGTATTTACTTGATTTGGGATGTTGTCCCCTGTTATGGTGGTGTTAAGAATTTGGGCTGTCGTTGGGTTTGACCCATCTGTAGGAACAATCCTATTTAACGCTTGAGAAGGAACAACTCCGGTGACTGATACCGTGCTATTTGTGTTATTATTTTTCAAATTTAAAATTTGATTAACATGTGATAGTGTAGTGCTATTGCCTGTTCCATTATCAATTGATAAAGACGCGCCATACATTGTTTTATTTGCCGTTATATTTTGCACTGTGTTTGTCGTGACCATATTTGCAGGCGCAGGTGCTGCACTAATCGCGCTTTGCACCCAGGCCGTCGTTGGCATTTTTGTTGAGCTGTCGCTCGCTGCAGGTTGAGCGATTGTATTTGTCACTGTGCCATCAAATACAGTGGTGTCCGCTGCGCGCCCTATTTGCACGGTGTTTGATGTGCCGCATGAAACCTCAGCACCAATAATTGTAGTATAAGAAGTCCCATCCACAGATAGATAGGCATCATAGCCGAGTGTGGTGCATTTGGATGATGAAATTAATAAATCAGGAAATCCATATGAAGCGCCACCAATACACATATTCCTGAAACCAGTTTCCAAGTTACGTGCGGCTCCCGCGCCGATGGCTGTGTTGCGGTTTCCTGTGGTGCACATGTTGAGTGCCGCCGGACCGATTGCGAAATTCTGGACCCCTGTAGCTATAGATAGGGCATTCGTTCCAAGTGCTACGGAATTATTTCCGGGCGTGCCTGATGTCGGTCCAGCATTTGGTCCTATATATATACAATTCGCATTGCCACCATTACTTATACGAGTGCCATTAAATAAAATAGAACGCGAATCAGATGGAGTGATGGATGCTAACGACAGGATGTTAGGGGTCGTCACGTTAGTGCCTGCGGTGAAATTGGTCGCACTCAAAGTGGACGTATCAGGTATATACGATAATGGTGTGGTGCTTGTGTCAAATTGTAGCTCTTTTTGTCCTGACACAGTCCCACCTGCAAATGTGGGATAATAAGTGGTGCTGCTGTTATTTGTTACTACCGTTACTTGGCTTGCGTTTGTAGCAAGACCAACAAAGTTATCCGCCGTCATGGTTTTACCAGTTGTGAGGGCGACGTTATTATCAAACGTAGTGGTGTCGCCCACCGACACATAGCTTTGACCGGTGGTGACCTGTTGTAGGTCTGCGATGGCTGCGGTGTTGATAGGAATTTGTGCAATTTGTGCGCCTACATCCACACCGTTTAAAGTCAGGGTATCTGTATCTACCGAGCTGCTGGTGACTACATCTGCATCTACATTAGATAAGCCTGTAATAGTTGGCACGTTAGCGAGCTTGTTATTCAAACCATTGAACATATTGTTATATAT